GCACGTCCCGCAGCTCCTCCGGGGTGTAGGGCGTCTGGGTGACGAGATAGGCAAACCGCCCCTCCTTGGTGCCGATGGCCTGGCGTGGCCGTCTGCCGCCCATGTCCGGCTGATAGTGGGGCGCCGCCAGCGGCTCTCCCTCCACAACGAGGGCCACGCACTCCACATAGTTGTCCGCCTCACAGGGCAGCCGCTCCATGGCATAGTCCTGCGCGTCGGCCCCCCATGCCATGCCCCATACATGGTAATCCGGAGCGCCGTACACCACGCCGTCTCCCTTCAGGTGACAGCAGGCCGTCAGGTTGCCGAGGTAGATCGGCCCGCCGAACACGAAGCTGCCGCCGGTCTCCTGCAGGATTTTGTCCAGCTCCGTCTCCCGGTACCGCTTGATGTTGTTGTAGATCTGCACCCGCCGGATCTTGTTCAGCGGGTGGGTTGCCGCAAACTGCATAGTTGCCTCCTTATCGACAGCGGCAGGCAGGATCGCCCCGCCTGCCGCTCCATATTATGCCTGCTTATTTTGTCCCGGCAGTTCCATCTCAGTCCTCGTCCGTCAGCACGTCGCCCCGCAGGCGGTACTTGTGCCCGGCGATGTAGACATAGGCGGCCTCCTGGCCCATGTCCACGTCCACCGTGCGGCCGCCCACCACATGGACCTTCTCCAGGCTGCCCGCGCCGTGCTCCATCAGCCCGTAGCCGTTGGCCTCGTCCGGCGTCATGCCCACACGGGTCTCCGCCAGCTCCTCCGGAGTAATCACATTCCGGTTGGGGTCCAGGTACAGGTCGCTGTCTGCTTCCTTCAGCGCCTCATTCGCCTCGGGCAGGGTCATTTCGCCAGTGGTGTACTTGTTCAGGATTTCGTTGGTAGTCATAAGTAAGCTCCTTTCAAATATCCGGCTTGACCGCCGGTTTCTAATGATATAAGATGCAGGTGTACCCCCTCCTTATTGACATGTTTTTGCTCTATTTCCATGTCGGGCACACTGCGGCGTCCCTCCCCCAGGGACGCCGCTCTTTTTATTCCCCGCCGTCCTTGGAATCTTCTCCGCCGCTCTCGCCGGCGATGCTCTCCCCGGCGGCGTCGACGGCGTTTTTGCCGATTTCCAAAATATTGCACAGCCAGGAGGGCACCGGCGCCCCGAAGGTGACGGCGTGCTCCGCCAGGGATCCCAGCTCCCCGATGATGTACCAGACGATCACCAGCGGCGCCAGCAGGACGGAATAATCAAAGGGCAGGGACACCGCCGGGATATGCCCCAGGATGCTCCCGATCAGCCAGTCCGCCACCAGGGCGATGCACACCACCAGGATCATGCCGCCCTTGTGCCAGGCGCCCTCCCGCATCTTGGCGCTGGACCAGCGCCCCTCCTTGGCCGCCGCCGCGCTGCCGATCAGCCAGTCCGCCAGCATCAGCAGCACCCAGGCGATCACCAGCCACCCGAACCAGCCCCACAGGGCCGTCATGGTAGCCACCGCCGCCGCGATGGCGGCCTTTACCGTGGTCACAGTCGTTTCATTCATAGTTGAGCTCCTTTCGTGTTGAAAATCTTCTCATACGCCGCCCGCGCCGCCTCCGGCAGGATTTCGGCGTAGATCATTGTGGTCTTCGGGTCCTCGTGCCCCAGCAGCTGCTGGAGCACCGGCAGCGGCATCCCACCCTGCAGCGCCTGCGTGGCAAAGGTATGCCGCAGGATGTGGGGGTGGACCCGCCGTTCCAGCCCCGCCCGCTCTCCCAGCGCCCGGAGGAGCCGCTGGATGGAGCGTGGGGACAGCGGTGTGCCGCCACCCGTCGAAAAGAGGGGAGTCCCCTGGCCCCGCTCCTGGATGTACGCATCCAGCAGCACAGCCGTTTCCTCCGAAAAGTACACTGTCCGGGTCTTCCGGCCCTTCCCGGTGATCCGGATGCTCCGCCGCCGCCAGTCTACCTGATCCGCCCGGATGCCCGCTGCCTCGCTAAGGCGGCAACCGCTGGTGACCAGAAACGACAGCAGCGCCTGCTCCCGGGCGTCCCCGCAGGCCGCCCGCAGTTGTTCCAGCTCCCCCGCTGTGAGGGGCTTCCGGGTGGCCGCCCGGTCCACCCGCCGCGTCCGGATACGGCACATGGGATTTCTGTGGATCAGCCCCTCTTCAGTGAGCCATGCGAAAAAGCTCCGCAGCGTGTTGGCGTGGGTGACGATGCTCCCATCCTTCAGCCCCCGCTCCGACAGTCCGGCCAGATACCGCCGGACATCGTCGGCTGTGATCTCCTCCGGCGGCCTGTCTACATTCCGCGCAAAAGACCGCAGCACAAGGCCATAGTCTTTCAGCGTTTTGGGGGACAGGCCGTCGATCCGCTTCGCCGCCAGGAATGACTCGATCCGCTCACGGAGCGCCAGGGCGCCGCCTGTCTCTGCCAAGGTAATCCGGTACACCTCCAGGATCTGTCTGATCTCCGCCTCCATACCGGGGGCCAGTCCTACCAGCCTCCGCTCCAGCTCCGTCTTTGCGTCCATACGCAACACCTCCCGCACCAGTATAGCAGGAGGGTGTCTTAGTCTAATAAGGCGCCCGCTGGATATGGGCTGGGGGCCGCAGCAGCTCCTGTGACTGACCTCAATCAAGCTGTGCTCTCGGGCTGGTATAGTTGCGCAGGCTCATCAAATGGACCTTCATCCAACTTTTATGGCTGGCTACTCGTATCATCCCGCACTGGGGCGGGTGGCATGATCCGCCAAGACGCTTGGAACGCATTAGGTCAACCGGATCATTTTGTCAGATATGCTGTAGATGGTGTGTGGACTCCGTGGGAATACGTAAATCCCCCCATGCAGTTGGGCGTCGAGTACCGCACCGTGGAGCAATACAACAGCAAACCTGTGTATGCCAAAGCAATTAGTTTCGGCCAAGCACCGAATGCCACATACAAAGACGTCTCTCATGGGATAGAGAATTTCAGCCAGCTCGTCTCATACACAGGGATGATGGGAGGCGCTAATTTGATCGAAGCCTCTGGGGTTGATAATATTCAGATCAATGCCTCCAATATCCGAATCACGACAAATACGGATGTGTCCGCAAACTATGTATATCTGGTTTTGCGTTACACAAAAACAACCGATTGAGGAGGAGCGCATGAAGATCCTGAAATATAAGCTGGCTACGGAGACCAACCACGGAACGCCGGAGAAGCCGATGATGGAAACCGTACTATCCGACGTCTCCATGCCTTACGCCACGGAGGCCGACTACCAGCTGGCCTTGTCTGAGGCATGGCAGGGTGAGGTCACCGTGGAGGAGGTGGCGGATACCACGGACGAAATCCGGGCGCGGCGTGACCGGCTATTGGCGGCCACGGACTGGGCGGTACTGCCGGATTCCCCGTTGGACGCGCAGTCGCTGGAGGCGGTCAAAACATACCGGCAGGCCCTGCGGGATGTGCCCCAACAGGAGCGTTTTCCCAGTGCCATTACTTGGCCGCAGATGCCGGAGCTTGCAAATCAGCCCTGATTTGTGTGGCTTCCTCGGCAGACAGCCGCCCGGCGGCTACCAGCTGATCCAAACGGCCATCGTCCCAAAGGCGGGGATAGTAGGCCCTCGCCATATCATACACTGTCACAACGCCACCCCCTGCATAGCTGCCAAGAAATCCACATCTGCCCGCAGTTGTTCCTGAGCTGTGGGAGGCGGCACAGGGACTCCATCATCCTCCACGGTAATCTGCCCTTGATAGGCTTCATCCTGGGCGATAGCATAGGCTTCCTCCGTATAGGTCACAGTAACAGGAGAAAGTAGCGTCTCAATGTCCGGCTCCTCGGGAGTGCCATAGTTGATCTCTGTTTCCAACTGATATTTGATGATCTTCATGCGAACCCCCTTAATTCGTGGTTTTGGTGTAGGCGATAACAACCCAGGAATTGCTCGTGCTGAATCCCGCCGCTGTCGTTATGGTGATGTTCGATCCGTCAACTAAAATACCAGTGATACCCGGATTGCCAACCAGATTATCTCCATCGTTGTTTAATCCGTACAGTGCGGATAACCGTAGCCCAATGTCTTGTACTCCATGCGCTACAGACTTGGATGTTCCCGCAGAGAGAGCCCCGGTATTTACGGCTTTCTTGTAGACTGGTTTGTTATTGTGGCGCTCAGTGGTGCGGTACTCGATGCCGGTTCGCATGGGCGGATGTTCCCATTCAAACGGCATCCAAACTGCTGGACTCGACGATGAGGGATACCGTTGCTTGAACATCCGCCATCCGCACAGCCCCGCGTCTGCACTGCCGATATTGGATAGGACCGCGTAGTTCGCATCGCTCTTGTATAAGAGCGATATCGTAGTACCTGCATTGCCGTACACCGCAGGCGGATAGGCCCGCACCAGTTTTGCGGTCTTGTCAGGCATCGCGTCCAGTACAGCGTCTACCTTGGCGCAGTATGTCTCATAGGATTCCTCTGCGCTGGTGGTCACAATTTCCTGTATCGCATCCCCGAAGCCATATCCAGCGGGCGCCTTATTAGACAAAGCCGCCGCAACGGTCTCCGCCTTCGGCTCTCCGCTCACCGGGATCTGTGTGGCGTTGTAGTCCCCAGCCTGAGGCTTCACCGCACCGGTCCGGCCATTGAAGGAGGACACACCTCCGACTATGCCGTCATTTACTTTTTTAATTGCTGCGTCGATGTCCTCTCCGCTGAAGATGCTTGTGTAATACTCGGTGGGCGGGACCGTGATTGCTGCCATCTGCTGTTCGAGTCCAGCAACTTTTGCAGCGAGTTCTTCAATCGTTGCCATTTGTACCTCCTCAAGTGATAAATCTTCGGCCATACTTGTCCAAAAACCATTTTGCGTCCGAAGTCACCAGCGGGCCGCTCTCCTGCGGGATAGCGCGGCTGATGTACAGAATGATACAGCCGTCTCCGCCAGGGCCCCCAGGACCGCCATTACCGCCGATTCCTCCGGTTCCGGCAGTGATTGAAACCGTGTAATCCGAGGAATCTGTGGAGCCGATGGCAAGGCCTCCTGAGCTGGCACCACCGCCGCCATAACCGCCGCGGCCGCCTTTGCCATACTGGGCAGGCTTTTTGGGCGTCAGGGCCGGCGTCGCTCCATCCAGGCCAGATGCAGCAGTTGCTACAATCGAAGACGAGCGCACAGAGACGGATGCCTCTGGCCCCGGCCCGCTGCCGTTTGCACCAGCGGCCGCGCCTGCCCCTAAGCCCCGGCTATACCAAATGCGGGCCCCATCATTCTCCCGCATCTCCATAGCCACACGATCCGGAGCATCCGCTTCAGTTTCGGTCAAGCCACCGCTCCAGGTATTGCCGTCCTCGTCGGTGACACTTTCCGCAGGATCAAAAAGCTGGACTGTTTCATCGTCAACGGTTGTGACTTCGGCCGCCTTCCCCGCGCCTTTGCCTCCGGGGATTCCCTGGTCACCGATTCCTCCGTATTTTTCCCCGGTGATGGGATCTGTGTATCCAGCCTCCGGGGCTTGTGCTCCAGCTGTGGTTGCAGCGCCGAGTTCTGTGTCGCTGCCGGCAGAGCCATCCGGATCATCCGGGTCATAGGCAGCACCCAGGCCACCTAAGCCGCAGCTGTACGGGATGGATGCTATATCAGAGATATCCAGGGTCCCTTCGAGGATCCTGGCGCCTGCACCCGGAGCGCCGCCTTCTCCGCCCACACCGCCGTCAGCCAGTCCGCAGCCTCGGTATTGGTCACCCCACGTAGGATCAGACCAGGATACGGACGGCGACGTGCCGACATCCCCGCCTTTTTGTCCGCAATGTCCTCCCTGGGCCCCGCTAATCAAAACATAGCGGATCAAAGTAGTCCCAGCCGGGATTTGGTAAGTTCCCGACCCGGTGAGCACGATGCGCTCATCCAGCGTCTGGGAGTCATCCACCTGCGGCGGCTTGAATCCCACCAGTGCAGATACGGTGGCCTTGAGCGTTCCGGATATTTTGATGTCCAGGCTCTTGAGGCACGCCTGGACCATCTGTCGGTCAAACGGATCATAGATGCCGACCACATTGCCATCCAGCTGTTGTCCCGGCAGGATGTCTCCGTCAAAAGTAGCCAGGCAGGCGTAATACTGCGCCAGACGCTGGGCCACATCGGATGAGTTGACCAGGGACACCAGAGTGGCGTCCGATACAGTCACCACATTGGGCTCTGCTGCCTGGGAGACATCAGCTGAGACCTGGCGGGTATTGTGGATATAGGCCGAGCCTATAAGTGTGCCATTTCCAGCCGTGATCTTGGCATAGTTGGCATTGCTCTCCAAAATGCTGAACCCAGAGGCACGAAGGTTGTACGCGGGCTCGGAGAATGTGATGATATCGCCCTGCTGGGACTGTCCCTCAAAGAGCGTGACCTCCTCTCCCCCCTGAACGTACTGGTGCTCTGTGACAACCACTTGCGTGACCTTTGCCCCGTAGGACATACTGGGACCCTGGTAGATCTGCGCCTGCGTGATATTGGCGGTATACCCGTCCCAAAGCCGCTCAATGTGGAGGACTCCATCCAGATCATCCCTGATCCATGCGCCGACGGCAAACAGGATCTGCGCCAGATTGTCCCGGCGGGATGCGATTGGCAGCCAACCATATATCTGTACGTCTTGCAGATTTGTTTTGACGACGCAGGGCACCGGGCCGCAGATTTCTGGGATAACCTGTCCCACGGTCTGTCCGGTGTAGATGCCGCCATAGTGCTGTTCCCCATGGATGAGCCGCCCAATGGCGGACATCGCGGATATTGCGTACTCGTCCGGACCGGTACGGGTGATGTCCTGGATGTAAAAATAGGCCGGCAGATCTGTGCTGTGGACATAAGTCAGCCGGGTATCTTGCTCGAATTCGAGGATACTGCTGTCACTGCACCGGACTGTGGCGTTTAAGGTGTTGGGCTCCAAGCTGTCCGCGATCAGGGACGTGGCGCGGTAGATTTGCGCGGAGCGGATGTCGTCATCCTCAAACACCCATTTACTGTAAATAATCTGATTCATGTAGGCGTCCTCTGCGGCTTTTTGGCCGTGAACTGTACCTGCAGGCCTCCCCAACGTGTGCGGTTGGCCACTTTCCCCCGATAGAGGTCTGTACCTTCGGAGACCATTGCGTCAAAGGTGATGGTGCTCTGCCCATACGGCAGGGTAAGGCTGTGGCTGGAGACTGGGGCTGAGATTGCCTCGTAAAAGGCATCGTAGTCGGCCGGAAACCGGGGATCCGGCTCCACCTCCATGGAATAGTCGTAATAGGTGCCCATGAGGTCTCTGGTGTAGTCTCCGGAAAGCATTGTTCCGGCGTTTTGGCCTTCGTCCAGCCGGAAAGAGCGCCCCAGGGTCTCATAGCGCACATTGAGCCGGTAAGATACACCATCCATGATAACCTGCACGCTCATACCCCCTTTGTGCTGACCAGGTGCACGCCTTGCCGGGCGGACTCCTGATCCAGCGAATAGGAAAGGTTCCGCGTAAATCCATCGGCTGCCCGCAGCACAATGGTGATCTGCCCAGTCCACCCACGCCCGGCCATGGCATCCCGGGCGGCCTGCTTGATGGTGGAATAGGGAGCAACCACCTCCGGCTCCTGCCGGTTATCGCCCAGGACGGCCAGGAAAGGATTGTTTGGCGGAATCACGCCGCCGGACGCAAATGCGGGGATGCTGTAAGTCGAAGCGTCCGCCATGGTACGGCTCCCGGAACCGGATGTTGTGACCTCAATATCTCCGCCTTTCCCGCCAAGGCCCAGCAGATCAAGAAACCATGCTTGTGCGTCTGCCAGCAGATTAATCAATTCCGCCAGTAGGTTCAGAAGAGTTGAAACAGCACCGGAAACGATTCCGATTGCAGTGGCGAACAGCTTCATTATAGGCTCCGCTGTCCTCATGGAGTTTGAAAAAGCGTTTATTATGGATTCCGCTACATTGCCCAGTGCCTCTAGAGGTTCTTTTAATGCTTCGGCTACTATGCCGATGAATTCTAATACTGGGCCAAGCTTGGCTCCTATGTTCTCTGCTATTGCCTGGATGATAGGGCCTAATGCTTCAAAAACAACAGAAAGCGTTTCCACCAGGTCTTGCAATGTGGGGCCAAACGCCTCCAGCAGCTGCGTTTTGAGGTCCGCCACGGACTGCCCCAGCGTGGCCAGGGTATCGTCCATCTCCAGTTGGGCCTGCCGGGATTCAAGAATAGCATCGCTGTTTTCGTAGAAGGAATCGCTGGCGGTCTTGTATGTGTTAGATAGTGTGTCCATCAACAGCCGAGCGCGGAGGCTCTCGTCATTCAGCATAGATAGCTGGCTATTTACTTCCTCCTCACTCAACCCGACCCAATTCAAGGCGTCCGCCAGGGTTCCGGTGACTTGTCCGGTTTTGGCCGTTTCATTGGCCGCTTCAATCAGCGATTCAATTGGGATGGATTCTCCAAAGGTGCCATAGACGCCTGCGGCAATGTCGATCCACTCTGCCACATCCTGCTCGTTTGTGGCAAGCTGGGATAGCAGCTGGGACGCCTCTGTGGCTTGCCCCGTATCTCCGAGAATCGTGTAAAAGCCCTCATAGGCCTGCTTCGCCGTGTCCGCCCCGAATCCCGCGGTCTCAAACGCGGTATTCAGCAGGGCCATGGATTCCCGGTACTCCTCCGTGGCTTCGTCTAGATTCCAGATGGCCTCAGCGGCCTGAAGCGCAATATCCAGCAGCTTGGTCATTGCGCCGCCCACAAAGTTGGAAATGACCCCGTCCGCCAGGGAAAAGCCATCGTCCATCCCGTCTGCGGCATCGCCCACATCGTTCAGACTGTCCGAGGAGTCCTCTGCGGAGTCATCCACATCGTTCAGCCTCTGCTCAAAATCCCGGAGTTCCTGCTCCGCGAGGGACGCCCGGGCCCGCGTCAAATCCAGCTCCAGATTGAAATCATCCAGCTGGCTCTGACTGAGAGAGCTGTCGAGATGATTCGCAGCATCCTCCATCTGCGCCAGCCGATCCGCCGCGAGGGCGGACTGCTCCGCCAGAAGCCGCTGCTTCTGGGCAAGCAGCTCTGTATTGGTGGGGTCCAGTTTTAGAAGCCGCTCCACATCCCGCAGGTTCTTCTGCACAGTAGTAAGCTGTGTGTCGGTCTCGCGCAGCGCCTGGCTGAGTTTTGTGGTGTCGCCGTTGATCTCAATGGTGATGCCTTTGATTCTGCTTGCCATAGTGCGACACCTCCTTAAAAGCTGTCAAAATCGTCCTGTGTCGGGAGCTGCTCATACGTACAGTGGTCATTGGCGGCTTCCGTCATCATGTCCCATATCATTCCAATTGTGAGCAAGTCCAGGTCTGACATGGATAAGCCCATCTGTGCTGCCCGTAGCAAGAACAGGGCGGTTGTCATTGGCCGGTCTATCGGCCTTGTTTTTTTTTAGCGTCCACAAGGGTCCGGACATTTTCCAGCCAAAGCTCAGAAATCACAGGGAATACTGTGTAGATGCTGAAGGAGCTGAAGGTCTCCAGCCATTCCTCCACAGTATTTGCCTCCAGGCTGGGATCCGCGTGCTTGGTCATCAGGAACGCCACATTCTCAAAGAGCGTGAGGATGTCCACAGGGACGCTCTTTTTCTCCTTCTGAGCCTTGAGAATCTCTTTGCGCATGAAGGCCATGTCCTGCATGATATCCCGATGGAAGCGCAGCCTGTATAATCGGGGGATTGCGGCAGTCGCCCGGAATGTCACTGGGCGGCCGTCGATCTCAATCGTTTTCTCCATAATCAGCCTCCAGCATTAGCGGTGACTTTGGCAACGCCGCCGGCCATTGCCTGTTTGTCGGCATTGACCTCCACCACAGCGATCTGCTGGCCGGTGGTTGCGGTGATCTCCTCGCTGCCGTCCCAGTCGGTCCATCCCTCGCTGAGTACCTGCCCATAGGCGGGGAGCGCCACAAGGGCGGAAGTCTGATACTTATAGCTGTTCCCTCTGGTCAGCTCGGGAGCGACTGTCAGGGCTGTCTTGCCAGACGTCGCGCCGGCGGCGCTGATCACCACCAACTTCCCAAGCGGCTGCCATACCGCGTCATACCAGCCGGCGTACTGGGCGGCCGGCGTGTCCACCGTTGTCCGGGCCTTTGTATTGCCGTTGGGCAGTGGCGAGGCCGTCAGGTTCATAGTCTCGGTGGAGGGTTCCTTAGTGTTGTTCGTGGTGCCGCCCGATACGCTGGGGCGGGTGCATGTACAGTTGTACAGCACATGGCGGATTGCCTTCTTATCGCCGTCAAATTCAAAAAGCAGCGCAAAGGGACTTGTCTGGTTGTTGATATTCTCCACCAGCACCTGTGCGGCCTCGTCCATGGTCTCATGAAGCACATCCTGGCGGAACTGATCGGGGATCAGCGCGACCTCGAAAGTGCCGGAGTAACCATCATTCGCAGCGGTCACAAAATACGCCATGTTATCAGCGTAGAATGTCGATGTGTCGCCCTGGGCGTCCATGGTCAGGCTGACAGAGCCGGGAATGGGGATGGGTTTCCCGTATGTAACCGTTCCGTCCTCGCCGATGGTAAGGAGCGCGTAATGGGCATTTTTGAGGCCGTATTTGACCTTGTTAGGAGTATTGGTAGGCATTGTCACACCTCAATTTCGTATATGATCTCATAGCATTGCTCGTCATCCAGGTATTCCTCAGACTTTTCCCAGCACAGGTCCTTCAAAGCAGCCTCTACCGCGTTTTCTGCTTCCGGGGCCTTGCTTTCCGTGTACAGTTCAATGGTGATGCGGTTGATGACCTGATACACCACATCATCGGCATTAAAATTGTTCGTGCTGGAGAACAGATAGCAAATAAAGGGGAGCGGCGGGGCATTTCCCACAGGGAACGCCCGGTAAGCCACCGGGAGGCCGGTTGTTTCCAGCAGCTTTTTGATTTCCTCCAGGCTCATGGACTTCCTTCCCCCAATTTCCTCCGAAGCTCTTGTTCCAGTTCACGCTCTGCGAATTCTTCCGCAGGGGCGATATGCGGGAAAGCTCGTGTCCGTCCCCCGTTCGTTTTGGCGTGACCGTTCTCCAGCAGGTGTGTCAGCTGATAGTGCTTGCGGTTGTATACAGTGATCTGGATGCTGCCGGCGTTGTCATAGGTTTTCTTCTGGGCCCATGACTTCTTATAGGCGCCGGATGCCGAGGGGCTTTTTTCTTTGACCACCTTCACGGTTTCCTTTGCCACGGCGGTTACGGTTTTTTTGACCGTATCAGCGACCTCGCTGGCATATATATCAAGCTCCTCGGTAACGGCATCCACCAAGTCCTCAGCTCTGATGTTCACTTTGCACCCCCACCTTTCGCTCCAGATACAGCTCCATCTCATCGGACCCCTGGCGGAGATAGGTGCGGTAAATGCTATATCGCGTCCCGTGGTAATCCGCCTCCGGCTGACCGCTGTAATTGATGATCGGGGTGGTAAAGACCAGCTCAGGCTTTCGGCCTTCCTGGCCGGCGCTGTACCACTCCGCACGGTTGACGGAGTTGATGGAGCCGAATATCTGCTGTTTCAGAGGAGGCCCGGCCGGCACAAAATCGCCGATGTCATTCTGGACCAGCCGTGGCTGCACCAGGACCAACACGTCATCCATCAGGTCCCCCTCGCTTTCTGTGAAAACAGGCGGTTATTCAGCGCCCACCGCAACATCCGGGGCATCTGCACGTTCTCCTCACGCCGGCGGCGATAGAGATACGCCGCATACATCTCCACCAGCATCCCGTCATCGACGCTCTCAGTAAGCGTGATACCCTCTTCGGAGATATAGGACCGGGCGGCAGTGACCAGCTGCCCCAGATATGTATCCATTGCAGATGATGAGATCTGCAAATCCACCTTTAAGGCGGTCAAGATCGCCTGCTCGCCCATATCCAATGTCTCCTTTCGCTTTGCTGAATTTCATGTCATGCCACGTGTCCGATTCGGACACGTGGCCGGCTTAGCCGCCGATGGTAGCGGTGATGGTCACCGTATACACCCGGACGGCGTTGCCCTGGGTCACCGTCACGGTTACCACATTTCCCGCACCGTTGGTCAGCTTCACGGTGCCGCCGTTGCGGACGTTTTCACCGTTAAATGCGACAGCCACCTTGGCGCCCGCCTGGGCCGACGTGGCCTCGATTTTGGCGGAGGCAGTGGAACTGGTACCGGTGTAAGAGAATGTATCAGGATCGAAGGTCCCAGGATTGAGGGCCACGCCGGAAATAGCTAGGTCCGTCAGCGCCGCGTCGTTGGCAATGTCCGCCGCAAAGGTCATCGTGGTCGTAACTTCCACGTTGTTGATGTTGATGGCCACGAAGGCACCGGGAATGATGGGCTGGCCGTCCGCCCGCTGCTTGCCCTTGAATACCGTGTTGTCCTGAATGAACTGGACCTCACGGCTCTGCTCAATGGTCATGCCAGATCGCTGGGACCACAGGTACAGGTCGCCGTAGCCGCCCACGATGTCGCCATCCGGCATAAACTCCAGGATATCCACGTCGCCGGTGATGATGGGCAGCACGCCGAAGATATTGGAGGCGATATCGCCGGTAGCGGTGAAGGTGATCACCTTGGATTTCAGGGTGGTATAGGTCTTGGAGTTCATGGCCCAGAACAAATTGCCGCGGCTGTATTTTGTGTGGGTGGCGCCGGTGGCCGCCATCAGCTGCGCCCAAAACTCCGCCCCGGTGACACCGCTGCCGCCGATCTTCAGAATGTTGGTGGTGTGCAGGTCTACCCACGCCGGGGCGTTGGCGGGATAGTCACTGGGCTGAGAAGTCTGGGCCAGGCGGGTCACGATACCAAGAGGCATTTTGGAGGCGGCGCCTTTGCCATACAGGATAGCCTTGTCCTCCGCCAGGCCGACGGACTCAGAGAGCATCTCAACGATGGAGCTGGCAAGCTCGATGTCGCTGTCCTCCAGCATACTGTTGCACACCGGGATAAATCCGGCCACCTTGTAGCTGTCCAGGGTCACCTGTCCAAAGACGAATGTCAGCTCATTGATGGCACCGCACATCTCCGTCCATACAGCCTCCGGCACGATGCCGGCAATGGTCTGCCGGGCCTCGCCCCGGACATTGCGGACCCGCACACGGTTCAACAGTTTGCTGTACCGGTACATATTCTCGGAAATCAGGTCCAGGAACACCACAGGGATGGTCAGCTCCGCGCCGGTCACTGCCCGGTTCTGGCCCTTCATGCCTCGCATTTTGCTCAGGAACTCCTGGACCTCCGGCTGGGCTACGATGGCCTGCCGCCGCTCCATGGGCAGGGCGTCAAAGGCCCGGCGGCCCATGGGCAGGGAACGAATGTTGATCTGGGTCTCCATGTGTACGTCACCTCTCACTTTCTCCCGCTTTTCCGGGGTCTTGGCAGCCGGGGCCTGGCGCTCCAGGTCCGCCAGCTCGGTCTCCAGGTGTTCAATGTCCGCAGACAGGGTCTGCTTGGCAGTCTCGTGGGCAGTCTTGTCCGCCTCAAAGGCGTCCACCTCAGCGGTGACGGCGGCTTCCTGCTCGGCGTTGCCGGGCTCCACCTCGCCGATGGCTGTCTCCAGATCCGCCTCCCTGGTCTGGAACTCTGCGTCCTTTTCCTCCAAGGCTTTCAGCTCGCTCCGCTTGGCATCCAGCTGCCGCTTCAGAATCAGGATCTTCAGCATGATTTTTCTCCTTTCGCTCCAAAAAATCGTTGTCTATCAGGCATCCACATGGACGCCTCGCAGTCTCGCCAGCGTCTTGGCTTTCCAGGCCTCGCTGCGCCGCTTCTTCAGGTCGGCGAACTCAGTGCGCCGGACCTCTACGGAGGTGTCCGTGTAGGCCGGGAAGGTCACCACGCTTACCTCGTACAGCCGGACCTTTCGGATGATCCACACCGTGGGTTCGCCGTCCTGATACTGCACATCCTGGTCCAGGATGTCAAAGCCGAAGGAGCACTGGGACACGTCACCCCGCTTGACCCGCTCGTACAGGTTCATCGCGTCCTGGTCTGCCTGGTTGACGATGATGGAGCCCCACAGTCCCGTCTCGTCGGTCCGCAGGGTCAGGGTCCCCGCCGTGGTCCTGCCCAGCACCAGCGTTGTGTCGTGGTTGGTCAGAGCCCGGATATCGCCTTCCGTCTCCCCGTCAAAGGCGCCCGGTGCGATGGTCTCATAGACACCAGCCCACAGGTCATAGCGGGAATTGTAGACAGCGAAGTATCCCTCAATATAGAGATTGCCGTCCTCCGCCCGAGTCCGGAACTGCCCGTCCCGGGGGATTGAAAACCTTCTTTCCGTCTCACTCACCTCCGTTGAGTTTATTTTGGTCTCCCAGTTTTTCTACAGGGATGTAGTTCTCCAGGGCCAGCAGCTGGTTCATCTCCGGATCCGGCGGCAGGTTGACCCAGCCGCGCCACTCGTTCCGCCGCAGGGCCATCCGGTCCACCATCTCCGCACCGGCGCTCACCAGCTCGTTGATGGAGTAGGAAAACAGGCTCCAGGAGTTGAACCGGAAAAACCAGCCGGGCGAATACAGCAGCTTTTTCGTCAGCTCCTGCTCCATGTTCCGGGCCAGGGGCATGATCGTTGTGTTGATGAAGTTGTTCCAGGCGTCCCGATTGAAGTCTCCCACGCCCAGCACGAAAGCCGGGATTCCCAGCACCGCCGCCACGGTCCGCTTGTCCAGCGTCACCATGGCGTCCAGGGCCAGATCACTCAGGGTCAGGGGCTTCACCTGCTCCACCTCAAACTGCTCCGCCGGGATCATCCAGGGCTCTCCGGCTCGGGCGGTGTCAATGTAGCTCTCCAGCAGTACCCGGCGTCCCTCCGGGCTGGAAAATTCCTCCGTCAGAGCATCCACCTTGACGATCAGGGACGGTTTCCACTTGGATTCCATGAACCCTTTCTGGGTGGTCGCTGCCTGTTTTAAGTTCTGGGCCACGTCCGCCAGGGAGATCCGATACCCCGTCCCAAGCCAGGGATACAACGGATCCGGATTAAGGGTGAAGTGGAGCACGTCGTCCGGATCATACTCTTTGCCGTTGACGATTACCCGGTAGCCCCAGCCGTCCGGGATAAATGCAACAAAGGCCGACGGGATGGGCTGCAGGTCCTGGATGATGCCCGCACGAGTACGTGGCCACACCACAGCGTTGCCGTTTCCCTCCAGGTACATGGTCCGCACAATCCAGTGAACGAAGTCCGCTCGTGTCATGTAGGCATTGGGCTCGATGTCGATCTTGCGGCTCAGCTCATTGAGGATGCGGACGTCCCCGTCCTCCCGGTTCTCCATCAGGTGGATGGTCATGGACCCCACCAGCCGGGCGATGGTATCAACACCGGCGCAGATCTCCGGATTTGCCGCCAGGCTCACATAGCCCTGGCAGCAAAGGCTGTCGTATGTATCCGGGGCACACAGCCACGCCATGCTCCGGGTCTGCTTGGGGCGCTCTCTGGGCGCCGGCCGCGCCCGCCGTCTCTTACTCACTTTCCAAGCCACTCCTTTGCCTTCTGGGATTTCTCCATGTTCTCCAGGTACCGGATACAGGCGAACACGGAGGCGTCAAACAGGTCGATCCGCTGCTCCGGCCGGATCTTGTCATATTGGACCATGTCGTCCGTCTTTTCCACGGCGGTCACATTGGCCACGCAGTATTCATAGGCCTCGCTGTGGAGGTAGTAGAGATTCCCGTTCTTGGCTGCTGCCTCGATATGTCGGAAGCCCTCGGACTTTTTGTAGTAATACTGCGGCTGGTCGATGATTTTGAACCGGGCATTTTTCATCGCCACGAAGTATTCCCGGCAGAATTTCCGGTCATGGCCCACCTGGCGGATTTTGAAGCCCCGCCGCCGCATGTCGATGAACCAGTTGACCACATCGGCGTGATTGACCGTCGGGGAGTTGCACAGCGTCAGCCATCCATCATCCGCCCAGCCGAACAGCGGGATTTGATCCTGATCCGCCTTGACATGGGCCGCCACCACCGGGAAAAATGCGTGGGTGATGATAATATCCACATCCTTGTAGTGGCCGAACAGGGCCGCCGCCGTCAGGTCGTGGAGCTTGGAGAGGTCCGCGCCTCCATACCAGTCAATGGGCAGCTTGGCCAGCTGCTCCAGCGTCCAGTCGTAGCCCGCATCGCTCTTGCGGAACTCATCGATGTCGAACCAGGCCCGCATAGCGTTGGTGTAGACATTCAGCGATTTTGCGAAAAAGTCCTTTCGCTGCTGCGGGTCGTTGACCGCCTGCAGAGCATCGTTGAGGATGTCCGCCGGCCGGATGCTGACACCGTACGCCGGGTTGGCCATCTCCTGGATCTTGGGATCCGTGAAGTCCACGGTCCCGTCCTTGACGCCTTCTGGTGCGCAGCACATGAAGATAAAATACTGGTCATCCCTGATGGTCCCGTCCAGGACCTTGCGGCAGTATTTCAGCCGCTGCCCCAGGAAGCCCTGCTCATTGTCACCAGCCGTAGAGATGCCGATCATCAACTTGTTGGTGTAGGCCTTCATGGCCTCCCGGATGATGTTGTACTGCTTCGGGGTCTTGTAGGCGTGCATTTCGTCTGCGATAGCCACGTTGCAGTTCAGGGAATCCTGGCGGTCCGGGTTGGCCGCCAGGGCCTGGATGAAGATGGACCCGTCCCCCAGGTCGCCTTGAATGCTGTGCTCCTGGTTGTTGTCGATCACCCGGAAGTTATCCTTCTCCCCCATCTGCTCCAAGTTGAAATTGATGAAGTTGAAAGACTCCAGGCTCTGCTTCAGGGCCGCAGCCACAATGTAGACCTTGGACCCGCTCCGCCGGTTCAGCAGCGCCAGGCCCCAGGCCAGCGCCGCAGCAAACGACGTCTTGATATTTTTCCGGGGGATATAGATCAGGGCCTCCTTGTACCGCCGCTCCTTGGTCCCCGTCAGAAAGAATCCCAGCAGGTTGTACACAATGAACTTGTGGAATGGCTCCAGCAGGAACGGCTGCCCCCGCAGCGGGGTCCCGTCCAGGCGCTCCCCCTGCTGATGCACGAAGGTGGTTTCGATGATCCGGATCACAAACTCCGCATCCCGGGGATTGAAGTCCCAGGCAGGATTCTCCAAATCCTGCTTGAACCGCCTGCACGCCTGGACCAACTCCGGGCAGGCGATCTTCCGACCCTCCAGGATGGAGTCCACGTACTCCATGACCGTTGCCCAGCTGGGAAAACGCTCCGCCTTCCTACGGGCCATCCTTCAGCGCCTCCGCCAGTCTGGATTTTTTGGGCTTCCCCTTGCCGGCATCGGCCCGGGCCTTGGGGTTGAGCATCAGCCGGTCCGAATACAACAGGATGTCCTTGCGCAGGCTCTCAATGGTCATGGAGAGAGGGGATTTTTTGGCGCCGCCGTCCGCTGTCGGGGTCGCGTAATGGTAGCTTTTTCCGTCCGAATACTCGGCGGAAAGCCGGTTGTATTGTTCACGGAGTCCGGCGTAAATCTCGATTATCGGCTCATATTCCGGCGCAAAAGTCCCCATTTTTTTCATGGCCGTTACGGTCTGCGCCTTAATGGTTTCACGCGTGATTGCAATTCGCCCCAAAAGCCTCGCCTCCTCCCCGAAAAAGTCTCATACGGGGGCTCTATTGGAAAAAGTCCC